GGACCCGACACTCCCGGACCCGGCACCACCCCAATGTTTGATCTTCCTAATCTCCCGGATTTTGGAAACATAAATGCTTTTATGCAAAACAAAAACGCGTTTGCACCACAACCTTCTGACGAAGAGCTTCGAGCTTTGATTCAAGAAAGAACGCAGGCCGCCCCTTCTGGACCGCCACGCGGGGGACTTGAGGGAGCAATTTCGGAAGGTTTTTCAACAGAGAAATCAACTTCGCCTTTTTCTGGTTTTAGTGGAATAGGGGGCGGGGGCTTTGGTGGTTTTGACCCTTCTCTTATTCAAAATCTTCTACAAGACTACCTTGCCCAGCAAAATGTTCCGCCCGAGTTAGCCGCTGAAATTATTGCAGGATCGACTGCGGGGGAGGCTCGGGCACCGAGTGTTCCGCCGGAAGAAGAGGTTAAAAAAATGAACGCGGGCGGCATTGTAAGCCTAATGAAAAGAGACGATTCTCCTGTCACAGGGCAGGGGATTGAAAGCTTTTTATCTCAGAAAAACGAAGCACCCGTGAGCCGTGATCGACAAAGGGCGGCTCTTGTGCGGACAATGCAACGGCTAGAGCAAGAACAACAGCAACAAATGGCCCAACAACAACAGCAGCAGCAACAAATGGCCCAACAACAGCAGCAGCAACAAGGCCCTCCACAGGGTATGCCTCCACAGGGTATGCCTCCACAGGGTATGCCTCCACAGGGTCCTCCCGGTATGCCCCCACAAGGTATGATGCCTCCCGGACCACCGCCCACGGCCCAAGGACCAGTGCCCACGATGCAACAGGGCATCATGCCCATGGCGGGTTAAGTTATGTCTTTAGGCGGGGCGTACACCGATTTTACTAATTTCTTAAAAACCATAGGCCGGGTATATGGCGATATAAACCTGCCCGGTCAAATCTATCGCGGGGTGGGTTCTTTGTTTCAACAGCCTCCCGGCGATATGTTACGGTTGCCTAATGCGCTTGGAGGGGGTTTTCACCCTTCGTTTATTCAAGGCATACCTCTCCCGCCGGGTGCGGAAAACAATTCAAGCCCTCTCCCGCAAGACCCCGTTTCTCAATTTGAGGACACGGTTGTTGGTCGATTTCATCGACCGTTTGATAAGCCCATTGTGACGCCGCCGCCTCAAAACACTTCGACTGTGGACCCCACTTTTGATTTTGCAGAAGGCGGCGAGGTAGCTCCTACGCTTTCGTTTTTGGAGGAAGAGCGCCCTGTTGAGCAGACTATGACGCCGGAAGAGCAGTACGGCGTCATTAAGGCTCCTGACTCACCTTTAATGGCCAAGGCTGCGGAAATATTCCGTGGGGTGGAGCGCCGTGTGGCGGGCAGTCCCGCAGAATTCATGTTGCCCGGTGGAGGCATTGCTACCGTCTTAGAGCGTAAAGCTTACGGTGAAGATCCTTCTGCTCTTGAGTATGGCTTTGCTGCCTTAGACACCGCAGACGTAACACCGGTGGGTAAATTCTTTGCTATTTTTGGGGGTTTAGCGGCAAAAGGCGCTAAAAACATACAACAGCGTGTAGATAAACTTCGGGAACAAGGGTTAGAAGGGCAAGACTTATGGAATGCCCAAGCCAACCAAAGTAAACGAGGATATTACGACCCGTCGGATGGCCAGTTTCGGGTTGAATTTGACACATCTAAAGCGGACATTAAAGCCAGTTTTGAAGCGTCTGACGGTAAAACTCTTTTTGGTCCGGGCTTTACGAGCGGTGAAACATTAAAACTAGATGATGTTTTGGATTTCCCACAAGTTTTTGAGGCATATCCACAATTTCGTGAAATCACAGTAAAACCCGTTCCGTTGTTGGATAGTTTAGACACAAAAGGGGCTTACGACGCAACAACAAAAACAATGTATCTTCGGTCTAGCAAAGACAGAGAAGCGGTGGTTTCTACCGCCCTGCATGAGCTACAACACGCCATACAGACTGAGGAAGATTTTAGAAGAGGCGCATCGACCTCTACTTTTTTGCCAAAAAACTTTGCGGAGATAGACAAAGAAGTTAGGGACAGAAAGAAGACACTGGAAAAAGAGCTTAAAAAAGAAGTTGCTAGTAAGCTAGATGTAGAAAAAGTCTCTTATCGCGTACCGGACCAATTATCCCTTGTTTTTAAGCTAGTTCGTAAAAATAAAAATGTACCGGACCTATTACGAGACGTAGAGGAATTGTCTGAAATAACCGATGTTTCTAGGAAAGTAGAACTTCGCAATACCATAGACAAAAAAACAGGGGGTGGCTTTAACGAACGATACGAGTTGGAAGCCTTAATGGAGACTTTTGGAAATGACCCAGAAGCTGTTTTAGAAATGGTGGACACGGTTCGTCCTCTTTTGCCCCTTTATGGAGAAGCCACCGAAGATTATTTCAAAAACAGAACTAGATATTACTCGGCCATACAGCAATACAGGGCGGTTCCCGGCGAAGTTGAAGCTAGAAATGTCCAAGCTAGACGCGAAGATCCTGACTTAAAACAACAATATCCGCCCACAACCGCAGAAATTAGTGCGGAAAAAATGATATACCCCATAGACCCTAACTATCGTAGGCCCTATCTAAAAATAGGCCAACAAGGCCCGGAGCCAAAAGGAATGGCTAGGGGAGGCGGCGTAGGCAGTCTTGCTCCGATAGCGAGAAACATGTTTAATGGATCTGATATCAAGCGCGGCGTCGGCGCGTACATCCCATACACTAGGAGATAACGAATGAAAAAGTGTATCGCAGGTTTGGCTGCTTTGGTTGTGATGGCCGCAACAGCGCAGACAGTAATACTGTTTGATGACGGGTTGCAGTACACGCTTGAGCCTAACGAAAAGGTCTATGTTACGAATTACTCAAAGCTGTATCAGATGCAAAGCTACAGCAAGGGCGACGTAAAGCTAACCAAGGTTTTGCCAACTACGAAGCGCGACCATGTTCCTGTCGAAACGGGAGCGCAGGGCGGCGTGGGCACTCCTGAGTGGTGCGAGACATATATACCGTGGTCCGAGGGCCTTACGTTTGACATGATCACGTGGCAGAGACAGTGCGATGTGACAAATGATGGCGTTTACGACATGTGTGATTATTATGAGCCCACCGGCATTTCCTCGTTTGAGGAGCTTGAATGGCAAGATCGATGCAACGATGGGAACCCTTGGGACGGATCGTGATAGAATAACGCGGAAATTCTAGGGATTATTTATGGCAAACGGTGACGATAAAGCACTTCTTTCGTCTTTAATGGACAGTACTGTAGGTCCGGAGATTGATGAAGCGGACATGGAGCTTGACATAGAGGTCGCGGCTCCCGGCACTTTTATTAGTTCTGTCAACGACATTATCCCAGAGGGTATTGAAATTGAGGAGCAGGAAGATGGTGGCGTCATTGTTGACCTTGATCCGTTGGCCATGGTTGGTCTTGGCGGCGGCGATTTCTCTGCTAACTTGGCAGAGGAGTTGGACGATAGAGCGTTGGGCGAGTTATCTTCTGGATTACTAGATGATTTTGAAGCCAACAAGTCTTCTCGGGCCGAGTGGGAGGATGCGTATTCCAAGGGTTTAGATCTTTTGGGGTACAACTACGAGGAGCGCACGATGCCGTTTCGTGGCGCGACGGGTGTAACGCATCCGTTGTTGGCGGAGGCAGCCACACAATTTCAAGCGCAAGCTTTTAATGAGCTTTTGCCGCCATCGGGTCCTGTCCGCACACATGTTGTGGGGGAGAAGACCAAATCTAATGAAGCGCAGGCGTTTCGTGTAAAAGAGTTTATGAACTACTACATCACGAATGTGATGGAGGAATACACGCCTGAGTTTGATCAGATGTTGTTTTACTTGCCTTTGGCGGGTTCTACGTTTAAGAAAGTGTATTTTGATGAAGCGATTAATCGTGCGGTCAGCAAGTTTGTTCCGGCAATAGACATTGTTGTTCCTTATGGGGCCACGGACCTTGATTCATGTGAGAACATTACTCAGGTTGTGAAGATGTCCATGAATGACTTGCGTATTCGTCAGGTCATGGGGTTTTACCGAGACATTCCTGTTTTGCCGTCTCAGTCGGATTCAAGTCAAGTATCTGATGAAATGGACAAACTAAATGGCGTAGAGCCTAGTCATTTGGATTATGAATGCACATTGTTGGAATGCCATGTGAACTTGGATCTGCCCGGTTTTGAGGAGATGGGGGAAGATGGTGAACCAACGGGAATTAAAATTCCTTACGTTGTTACGCTTAGTGAGGATAATGGACAGATACTTGCCATTAGACGAAATTATGAAGAGGACGACGAAAGGCGACGAAAGATTCAATATTTCGTCCATTACAAGTTTCTTCCGGGGTTTGGATTTTACGGACTTGGGCTTATCCACACTATTGGCGGCCTATCCAGAACAGCTACGGCGGCGCTTCGCCAGCTTATTGATGCTGGCACTCTCTCTAATCTGCCTGCTGGTTTTAAAGCTAGAGGGCTTAGGGTCCGAGATGATGACGAACCTTTACAGCCGGGTGAATTTAGGGACGTAGATGCGCCGGGGGGCGCGATCCGAGATTCTTTGATGCCGTTGCCTTTCAAAGGTCCTGACGGCACGTTGATGCAGCTTCTAAGCTTTGTGGTGGATGCGGGTCGTAGGTTTGCCACTATCACAGACATGAAGGTTGGAGACGGCAACCAGCAGGCTCCTGTGGGCACTACGGTAGCGTTATTGGAACAGGGCTCACGGGTCATGAGTGCGGTGCATAAGCGCCTGCACTACAGCATGAAGCAGGAGTTTAGGCTTCTAGCCAAAGTGATGTCGGAGTACTTGCCGCAAGAATACCCTTACGCTGTTTCTGGTGGGGATCGCACGGTTATGCGGGAGGATTTTGACGACCGCGTAGATGTGGTTCCGGTGTCTAATCCGAATACGTTTTCTCAGGCACAGCGCATTGCAATGGCGCAGTCTCAGCTTGAAATGGCCCAGCAAGCGCCACAGCTTCACGACCTTCACGAAGCCTATCGACGTATGTACGAAGCGTTAGGAATCAATGACATAGACAAGCTTCTTATAGCACCTTCTTCTGATGAGCCGATTCCAAAAGATCCGGCACAAGAGAATATGGACTCTATGGATATGGTTCAGATGAAAGCATTTGAGGGTCAAGACCATGATGCTCATATTCGCACACACTTAACGTTTGCATCGTCGCCCATGTTGCAACAACTGCCTCCCGTAGGTTTGGCTTTACAGAAGCATGTTATTGAACACGTAAAGTTAAAATCGCAAGAAACGGCTATGGCGCAGATGTTGCAACAAACAAACGGGCAGGCTTTGACGCCAGAATTAGAGCTTCAACTGGAGTCTATGGTGGCACAGATCAACGCACAAGAGTTTCAGAAGCTAAAGCAGATTGCCGCAGAAGTAAGTGGTCAGGGTCAACAAGGGCCGGATCCTTTGATACAATTGAAGCAACAAGAGCTTCAGATGGACCAACAAAAGTTCCAGCAGGATTCTCAGTTGGATCAAGCCGAGTTGCAGCTTGATCAACAACGTATGCAAAACAAGGCTACGGAATTCCAGCAAAGGCTTGCTAGTCAAGAACGGCAAACGCAGGCACGTATTGATGCGGCGTTGGAGCGCGAATTACTCAAACAACAGTTTGACAGGAATCAATGATATGAAAGTTAAAGTGAACGGCGCTCCGGCGGCAAACGCGCCTAAGCCGGTAAACAAGGCGGTAATTGATGGTCAGGGCTCTATTCCATACGCTTCGGCAAAGGTAGAAAAAACGCCCGATATTGCAATGGGTAAAGTAACCACGGGTAAAAAACGAGGCATGGGTGCCGCGTTACGTGGTTCACGTTTTACTAGCTGCTAGGAGAAAACCATGAGATTTGATCCAAGTCAGATGACCCCGGAGCAGATTGCCGCCGCGAATGCAAAGCATATGCAGTCGATGCTTGGGGGTCTTCAAAAGCCCGACAAAGATCCATATGCAGGCACGGCGCTTGCGGGCACGGCAGGAGTTAAAGGTCAGCAGGTAAGCGGCATAAGCGACCTTGGCTATGAGCCAGAGTTTGTGCCCCCACAAGAATTGAACTACATAAGCGACCTTGGCTATGAGCCCGAGCCGCCAAATTTCACCGGGGCATTGGGAATCAACCCCGACACGGGCGAAACCTTCCTTCCTGATAGTCAGCCTCCGGGCGTTCCCCCCAATCTTGATGACATGATTTCAGATGATGCGGGTTTCTTTGGGGGTCAAGGTCCCGGACAACCCCTCACGTTTCGACCCCCGCCCACGTTTCGACCCCCGCCCTCGTTGTCGCCTTTTGGAAACTCTATAAGACCGCAACAACAGTTTAATTCTTACGGTGGCGGCTTTGGCGGTGGATTCCCTCCCAGAAACCCCTATGGCACAGGAGGGATTGGAGGGTTTTTTAGCCAGTTAGCCCAATTAAGCCCAGAACAATACGACATGGGCATGAATCGTTTCCAACAATTTAACCAACAATTTAACCAACAACCTTCGTATGGCGGTGGCTTTGGCGGACAGAGGTTTCAGCCTCCGATGATGCCACAGCAACAGTTTAATCCTTACGGTGGTGGCTTTGGTGGACAGAGGTTCCAGCCCCCGAGGATGCCACAGCAACAGTTTAATCCTTACGGCGGTGGTTTTGGTGGACAAAGGTTTCAGCCCCCGATGATGCCACAGCAACAATTTAATCAGTTTGGCGGCGGG